CCTGTGTTTGAAACCCTTTAAAACTAAACATTTTTCTCTCTCATTTGTGTCCATTATACAAAATTTCCATTCATTTGGCAAGCGTTTTTTTGCTTTTTTTTCATAAAATCCATCAATAAAATCAACAACTGGTACTATTTATATCAATAAAGCTTGCCATGTGGACCAAATTGTGGTCCTTGCTTCATTGCCAGGTACAACATATTGGTTAATAATGAATTTCTTTGCTTCTCAGTTAAGGTCAAAATAGCATGAATAAAGTTTAACTGCATAAGTTTAGATGTAATATAACCGTTTTGCCAATCAGTTGTACCAAATGATGCTTTAACATTTGGACCAAACTCGGTACTTTTAATACCCGTTGTAACTAATCTATTAGAATTAATAGTTTTAAACTTATCAATGTACTCGTTTTGTTTTTCATTAAACTCAGGTAAATCTTTTGGGTGTCTGTTCCAATCATTTACAAATACATCTGTACCAATACCATAATCACCATCTAACATTGCCTTTAACATATCTAAAGGTGTTTTGCCAAGTCTAGCCGCACCTGCACCTTTTTTAGTTGGTTCAAATTTTAAGTTATTAAAACCTTTTGAGTTCTGTCTTATTTGAAATGTTGCTGTATCATTTGTGCCAGCTGAAACTGTAATAACTGTATCAGTTGTATCTAACATATTTTTACCATTAATACTCATTGTAAATTTTATGCCTGTTAGTTTATAATCTAATGGTTGTTCAGACATTGGATTCATATTTACTTTTGTATATCTAGCAGTTTTAGTTGAAGGCATTTTTAAAGATATGCCTATCAATTCACATTTATTAAATTGTCTTATCATCAAGTCATTTAGTTTCTCTAAACTAGGACTTTTACCCGATACACAATCTGTAATTTCTTTTTTAACTTTATCTTCATTTTTAATTAACCATATGTCAGCAGGATTCCAACTATCTTTTTTTGCAATACCAAACTTTGTTCTAATAAGAGCGGTAATCCAGTCCATAAATCCACCATCTCTATTGTAAACATCAAATGTTTTAGAACCATATAATTCTTTTATCTTTTGTTGTTGTGCAAAGAGATGTTGAAGCCAAGCAGTATCTTGTATTTCAGGATATATTTCTAATAATTCTTGGTTTTCTGCTTTTGTTTTTGTAATATCACTAGGTTTTTTGTATGTCTTTTTTTCTTTTAATATTTTTTGTATAACCCATAGTGTTGCTCTTTCTTGTTTTGCTGTTGATTGAGCATCACCAGATGTTACAGACTTTTTACCAGTTTCTAAAAATCTAATTGTATAACCACCAAGTACAGCGTCACAAGATAATTTACCTTGTTTACTTTCTATTTTAAGTTTTTTTCTTTGTAGGGCTGGTTTTAATTTGACAAAGTTTTCTGTAGAAACTTTTACTGTGTGAATTTTAGTTTTTGTAATAGCTGCGTCATCACAAAAGAAAGAACCTTCAACCATAGCATCAAACATTGGTTCAACATGCTTATATAAAGCAGTACCAAAGTGTGCTTTGACTTCTCGTTTTGTTGCTATTGTAAATGACATTTTTCTCTCCTGTGTATATTTATATCACACATAGGATTAATGTCAACTAGTATGTATAGTTCCAAAGAAATTTAGGTATACCACCATTTTCTTGCCAAACTTTGTGTTTGTTTTGCAAATCAGCAACTCTTCGTGCATCCTCTTCAAAGAAAAACTTACCAATAACATTATCTGTAGGGTGTTCTTTGACACACCACATAATCTTCTTGCCATTCTTCTCTATTTCGGTAGTATATTTCAATTCTTTCTCCAACTTTCCAGGTCTTTTATCACCTTTATGAAATCTAACTTTTTGTTTTTTAGGCATTATATTTTAAAGTCTGAAAACTTATCGTAAGCTCTTTCTTTCTTTACAAATGGGTCTTCAGTTTGGTTTGCATCAACAATGTTTTGTGCTGATTGGTTTACATCATACAGTTTCATCTTAGACCTATCAACACCAATAATAAATGCACGATTTACGCTAGGGTCATTATATCTATTCTTTAACTGTTTGACTTTCATTTGACCTAATGCTTCTAGTTCTTCATTTGAAATCAAAGCAAACATAAAGTCAGCAGTTGCTGGTAGGCCAAAACTTTCTGAGGTATCTTCTAGTCCAATATCTGTACTTGTAAAACCTGTTCTAGTTGTTTGTGTTGCACTAAAGATAGGTACATCAAACTCTACGGCCAGACCACGGAGTTCTTCAGCAATGGCCTTAATATAGAAGTAAGATGAAATATTACCACCTTTAAATCTACTTGAAGCACAAATGTTCAGATAGTCAATAAAGATAATATCTGGTTTAAAACTTTTCTTTAATGATAATTCATTTAACAAAGACCTGAAGTGACCACTATGAGCAGACGCTGTTGGATATTCTTTGATAATTAATTTACCACTTGTCTTTGCATTAATCTTTTTAATCTTATTACTATACAAATCTTTTGGCATCACATGGAGGTCTTCCATAGAAACATCAAGTAAGTTTGCATCAATTCTTTCTGCAATTCTTTCCTCGGCCATTTCTAAAGTTACATACAATACATTACAACCTTGTGCCAAATAAGCACTAGCACAATGACACATGAACAGTGACTTACCTACGCCTGTGCCGGCTAAAGCAATGTTCAAAGTTTTACTTGGAACACCACCTTTTGTAATTCTGTTCATATAGTCAAGGTCAAATTGGTATCTTTTTTCTTTTGTATGATACCAGTCAAATCGGTCATCTGCATCTGCCAAATAGTCGTGCCCTACAGACTTATCAAATGAAACGGCCAACGCCTCAGATAAGATATGTGGTATGGCTTCTGGTGTATGTTGTTTGTCTTTGCCGTCTAAGATTTTAATACCAGATAATACAGCATTATGAACAGCACGGTCTTTACAAAACTTTTCAGTTGTATCTAGTAACCATTGTTCATCACTTTTTTCATTTGAAATACCAGCAACATAATCTTTAATCTCAGTTAGTTCTTCTTCATTAATATCTTTTCGTTTTTCAACTTCAATTAAGATTGTTTCTTTTGTAGGAAGATTATTATACTTCTCAACAAACTGTACAATCTCACCAAATAAAACTTGCTCAATTCTTTTTGAAAAATATTCAGCCTTTAGAAAAGGTAATGCTTTTCGAGCATACTCTTCTCTAAAAAATAAGTTGCTTAGTATTGTGTTTTCTAGTCTATTCAATTATCGCCTGCCCATTATTAAGTTGTTCATCAAGTAATTCTACTAATATATCACCAATATAATCTATAAACGCCTGATTGTCAAGTATATCCAGGTCTTTAGGATTTTTAACAACGGTATAGTCAAATGTTAAAGGTAGTTTACCCTCAGCATCTGGCTGTTGTGGTGGTATACCGACTTTACCGTATTTGTAGATTATGCCTTCATACTCACCTTCGGTAAGTTTAATGCAAGTGTGGTCTTCGCCCTCTTTCTGAGCGAACATATATCTACGCTTCTTCGGTGTCGTCTGTTCCGTAGGAGAATTTTCTTTTTGTGTGTTCATCAATCTTGTCCAATACTTCCTTTGTAAAATATTTTTCAGGTTCATCATTAATAGTCTTACCGAATACTTTAGAACCATCTGGCATTTCATATCTTGTAGATACTTTCTTAAAGATACCAGCTTCTTCGCCAAGTTCTAATAGACCATAATATCTGTCAAGGCCATGTTTGTATGTTAACTTAACATCTATCATAGCATTTTCTTTTGTCAATCTACTCTTATAATTTTTACAATGAATAATATTACCAATTACCTCAGTACCGTCTTTTTCTTTTCTCTTACTTAGATAAATGATTGATGAAGCGGCGTACTTCAAACCTGAACCGCCACCCATTTCTTTTTGTGGGAACATTGAACCAATAACATCATAGGTGTGATTAGTCATAATCATAGGAACACCTGCTTGTCCTAGTTTCAATGTTAATACTCTAAATGCTGATTTAACAATTTGACTTCTTGTCATATCTCTTGTTTCTTTACCAGCAGCTGTGTCTTCAATCTCTTTCGTAGTTGATAACATACCTAAACTATCTAAAACAAACATCATTGGCTTTCGTTTGTCTTCAGGTTGTTCAATGTACTTATCTAAAATCTTAATTGATTGTGTTCTAAATTCTTGTACTGTTGCTACAGGCATTACAACAAGTCTTGTACTATCTACACCACGACTTTCAACCATAGATTTTGATACTGCACTTTCACTTTCAAAGTAAATAACACCAGCATCTGGATCCATATCCAAGAAACTCTTTACTATACCTAATGCAAAGAAAGTTTTACCTGTTGCAGCTTCACCTGCGATTGCTGTAATTCTACTATCTGGTAGACCACCATAGATACTGCCTGATAACAAGGCGTTAAACGAATATGAACCTGTGTCTATAAAATTATCTACATCACCGCCTGTACCATCACTTGCAAGTGTGGCATATTCATTACCTGTTTCTTTAATTATGCTCTTTAGAAAGTCGCTCATATTCTTCATTCTCCTTTTCAGTATAACTTATAGTATACCATTTTATACCCATACTATAACATATTTGTTTAATATTGTCAAGCTCCTGAGGCTTAAAACAATGTGTCATATATTTTCTAGGACCATTGTAAATTGTAATCATCATCTAATAACTTCTTAATATTCAGTGTTGGTGGCCAGGACTCGTTCCATAGTCTTAAATCTGGATTCTCTGGTATATATCCTTTAGGTGGGTCATCATAGACGCTTGTGTCTATCTTTGACCACAATATAGATTGCACTTCATCTAATGGTAATTTACCAAATTCGGTGTAAGTGTTACCAGCAATTCTTTCTGCCATATAAAAAACCTTTTCCCTATTGTACTCAACTTTTCGTTGATAGTCCCAATACTCTTTTAGGTTGTTATAATCGGTTTCTGAAATGGCCATAGACATATTTATTTAATTATCTTCACTTCACTTTCAGTTTCTATAACAACTCTAGCACCACAAGAAAGAATAGGCTTATCGTTGCCGCCATAAGTAACCTTTGAGGGTCCGAGAATAGCCACTTCATGGCAATAATCATTCTTACGACCTTGCTTAACCGTAATAACTGCATCATTTGTTCCATTTTTTTTATTTGCTCTTATTTTGTGTTGATTTACATGTATATAAGTTTTCATCTTATAATATCTATCTCCGCATCTTTAGTCCATATCTCTAAATCATTTCTGATACGGCCTTCTTCTTTTAATTTATTGTATCTTTTAGATGCTAACTTTTTCCACCATTCAACAATGTTATCTACAGTATAACGGTCAAAGTTTTCAGCCTTTACAATCTTATCTGTTTTACCATTTACTATATCAACAAAGTTTTCGATACCATAATTTGAAACATAATATCTTTTTTGTTCTGTTAAGTTCTTTGCATTGGTGATTGTTTCACTAAACTGTTTAAGTTCATCACCATCTAAAGCCTTCTTAACTAAACCAATAATACCTGTGGTCATTTTAAGTTTTCTGCTTGATGCACCTTCTTTTACTAATGCACCTTTACCAATAATACCTTCAACATAATCTACCATATCTAAGTATGGTTTGCCGTGCATCATAGGTATAAAATCTGACATTGTATTGCCTTTGTATCTTAAAAATGGTTTCATACCATCATACATTGAGGCACCTTTTGTATTACCATACAAACTTGTGGTTTCAAACATCACTAAGTTCATATCATACTTTTGATTTAATCGCTCTCTAACATAATGCGAGCAACAAATACCAGCAAGTAACTTACCACCGA